CAAGAAACTTAGTACTCGAAGTTATTGATACGTCTTCAATATATGTAAACTTACCGTCTGAATCATCCAAACCACTTTTGAAATTCTTCTTCGTAATAATACCTTGTGTGTTCGATGAAAACAAAGTCTGTCCTTTGAATTTTGCCTCTAGATATTTTTCAAATATTTGGGAATCCATATGCCAGTCATAATAGTTTTCTAACTCATTGACTAGGAAGAATGTCCAATGGAGATCACCATCTCCATACAGTTTTGATGCAACCACATCGGGTCTATCCCCTTCTGATAGTTCATAGTAAGTGTACTCAACTATACTGTTTACTGCACTCTTTTCTATGGTAGACTTTCTGAAGAAGTCTTTAATGGTAATGACTTTACCAGTGTTAAGTGTGTACTGTATCTCGGGGAAGTTTGAGAATAGTTCGTTAGCCATTATCCGTCTCCATTGTCTATACCTAATGCATTGGGTACAGATATTGCAAGTTGTCTTCTAATCTCATCTCCATGAGCCTTTTCAGCCTTTTTAAATGCAGATATTTCATGATAATTTTGTTGTGACATGATCTTCATCTCTGTAAATCCAATTGTCATCTTTGTACTGATTGGTTGACCACCCTCAAACACTGCAAACTTCTGTCCATTGAAGTGATCTACATCACACTTAGTGCAAACCATTTCTAGGTAACCATCTAATGTTTTTGCAATGGGCCCCTCAAACTCAGCGGTGAATTTGTTTGGATAGTTGAAGTAGTTTTCTAATTGGCCATCTTTATCGGACATAGGACTCGTGGTGCTGGGTAACATTGCACTTCGGAAAGTATATATTATTTCATTGACCATATCTGCTTCATCTTGGGATTTTGGCCAAAATTCATACACGAATTCAAATGATCGATAATTAACACCGTTAAAAAATTGTTCTTTCATAGGGTTAACTGCCAGATTACGTTTCCTATTAAATTGATCACCACTTAGTGTATTAGCAAACTCCCCAAAAAATTTGTTTGCAACTCCTTTTGCTGCTGTACCCCCAGCGTTGAGCGCATCCATGGCGGAGCCGCCAGACAATAAAGACTCAATAGCTGCGTTTGCAGTAATACCTAATGCACTCTTACCTTTACTTTCATAGTCAACACTCATCGCTGAAGAAATTCCATCGGGTACATATAACATGATATCAATACTGCTTTCCTGAAAAAAATTATCATCGGTGCCACCAATCTCGGTTTTGTCTTCTCTTTTTAGACAGCTAAACACTATGTAATTCTCCAACAGATCGTTGATCGGATATATGAGTTCTACATCCCCACCGTTGGGTGTTTTCTTCGCTTTTGCTGCGGAACCGTTTGCAGCTTCAAGTCCCTTCTTAAGAGAACTTCGTCTCTGTTCTAAAACTCTCTTTGATTCCTCTGCCTGTTCTCCAAGCTTATCCAATGCAGACGTGAAGTTCAAACTCTTCAACTTGCTGGAGATGCCCTTAAACGAGTTGATCGCAGACTTTGCTTTGTTTATCTTATTAAGTATTTTGTTGACTGAGGCCATTTAGAATCTCTATAAATAGTATTAGTTAATTATGTTCACTTCTATTTATGTCATACAAAGGTAAGTTCAAACCAAAGAACTATAAAAAGTATAAAGGTGACCCCACAAAGATATTCTATAGGTCTTTATGGGAGAGAACTTTTATGCGATACTGTGACAATAACAGTGCTATCATCGAATGGAACTCTGAAGAAATAGTCATACCTTATATATCTCCTGTAGATAAGAGGGTGCATAGATACTTCCCCGACTTCTATATCAAGATGCAACAGACCAACGGTAAGGTCGTCCGTGAGATCATAGAGGTGAAACCGAAACGACAAACCCTACCCCCCAAACCACAACAGAGAAAGACTAGAAGATATCTCACCGAGATCAGTACCTATGCAGTCAACCAAGCAAAGTTCAAAGCTGCAGAGGATTACTGTAAAGACCGTGGGTTAACTTTTAGAATATTAACTGAAGACCACTTGACATAAAACCATAAATAGAATGTATGGGACTATTCACCAATATATCTAACACGGCACCTGAACAAACTCAAGAGGAAAGTCTAGAGTGGTTTAGAGAGTCGGTCTCAGAAATGAGTAGAGGTCAATTCAGAAGGCCTAGTAAGATATTGAGAGAGGGACAGAGTGTTCCTAGTGCAGTCATCGGTAGAATGTATATGTTCATGTATGATGCAAAATACGGTGATGTAATGCCGTACTATGATAGATTCCCCCTAGTGATTCCATTTGATTTCACTAACAATGGTTTCTATGGCATAAACCTTCATTACATTGCACCAAGATTTAGAGTGTTATTGTTGGAAGAGTTATATAGTATGGTAACAGATGAAGAGATGTCAGAAGATGCAAAGTTCAAGATAACCTATGAATTGATTCAAAGTGTTACAGGATTGAAATATGCAAAACCGTGCATCAAGAGATATTTGACCACCCATATAAAGGGGTCGATTAAACAGGTTGACCCATCACACTGGAGTGTAGTGTCTATGTTACCAACTGCACAATTTAAGAAATTTAACGTTAATACGGTGTATGCCGACAGCAGGAAACAATTTTAATGGCAAGTATAGATAAACTAAAATACAATTTTGATACTGGTGCAAGAGCAAATATGTTCTCTGCATTCATCAATTGTCCTAAACTGGGTTTCAAACTGGAAGGCCTTAGAGTGGAGACCTGTTCACTTCCAGGCCGAAAGATCGAAACTCAAGCATGGTCTGAATATGGAATGACTAGAAATCTCCCGACTGGTGTAGTGACCGATGACGGTGGTGAACTTACAATGACATTCATGTGTGATACATCCTTTGCAGATCGATTCTTTCTTGAAGCATGGCAGAGTAGAATATTCGGTGGAGAGGGGGATGTAGATACTGGTAATAGTATACACCCAATCTTTAAGTACTACTACGATTATGTTGGAACACTCACTATCAATGCCTTACGAAAGGATGATAAGACATCACTGGAGTACACTATACATGAAGCATATCCAGTCTCCTTTGAGAAGATGGAGTTTAGTTCTGAGTCAGGAGATATATTAAAGTTTTCAGTGACATTCAATTTTAGGACATGGGAAAGTAAGTATGTCCCTGCACCTAAGTTGTCTGCACTAAATAAAGGTAGAAGAGTATTAGATGCTCTTCAAGACGGATTGAAAGTGGGTTCACGATTTAATAGAAAGTCAAAGGACTTCCTAGATAAGGTGAACAAACTAGATGGTACTGCCACAAGGTTGCAAACACTACTTGGTGGCAATGGTTAATAATAATATGGAGTAAATTATGGGATTACCAATCCAAAAAGCACCTACGTTTAGGTGCAAACTTAGTGATGGGAAGGAAGTAACATTCCGACCATTTCTAGTAAAGGAACAGAAGTATCTGTTGCTTGCAAAGGAAGGAAAAAATAGTGAAGAGGTGTTGAATGCTACTAGAGAACTGATACAGTCAGTTACTAATGGTAAAGTAAACTCCGACAAGTTAATAATGGCAGACCTTGAATATTTGTTTTTACAAATTAGGTCTAAATCAATTGGGGAATCCGCAGAGTTAAAACTCTATTGCCAAAAACCTGGCTGTGGTGGAAATGGAGGTGTTAAGGTAGATTTATCTGCAGTTAATATTAAATTCCCTGAAGAGGTGGTGGATAGTACTATTAAGTTAAGTGAGACACTAGGTGTTACATTACGTCATCTAACTGCTAGGCAACTTGCCAAAACAGACGACATAGAAAACGAAGGTGATAAAATGGTGTATTTACTTAAACATGGAATCGAAAGTATATACGATGCTGAAACTGTATATGATACAGATGACATACAGGATGATGAGTTGACCGAGTTTGTCGAAAGTTTGACATTAGAACAAGTAGACAATCTTAATACATTCTTTGAGAATGTTCCGTCTTTACAACATACAGTAGAGTACAAGTGCGATAGTTGTGGCACTTTAAATGAATCGACACTGAAAGGATTGCAAAGTTTTTTTTGATTGCTCTTTCTCACGAAACTTTAGTGAACTATTATAACACTAATTTTCAGCTGATGCAACATCATAAGTACAGTTTAACAGAACTAGAAAATATGATACCATGGGAAAGAGAGATATATATCGCTATGTTGCTTAATTGGCTAGAGGAAGAAAGGGAACGACAGAAGGAACGAAACAGAAAATAGATGATGTGATACATTATGTTTACGTGAGGTGATTTTATTAATTTTATTATATAGAGGATTAAAAAATGGCTGAAGAAAACGAAAAAGATCATTCGAGTAACGAAGTCGAGATAGACTTAGATAAGTATATGGCACTTATCGAAAAACTGGATGAACAAGAAGATACAATTAAGGAGATGAAAGAGGATGCGATTAAAGCTCGGAATCAACTTGCTCCCCCTAAACGAAAGTTTATGGATTTGTTCTTAGACGATAACGACATTAATGAAAAGGCAATCATCGGGTTTATCTCGTTTTTCTTAATGACAATATTCGGACTAACCGACTTAATAACTGCGTTAGCATTTGATATGGACTTAAAGGTATCTGAGACTATCTACACATCATTCGTTGTAGTAACACTAGGTGCATTCGGAATATCAGAAGCTGGTAAGGCTTTCGGTAAATAACAACTAGAGAAAAAGAAAATGGCAAAGAAAGGCGAGTTAACTCCCATACAAGAGTTGGACAAGAGGATTAAAGAAGATGCAAGAGAACTGAGAAAATCTTCGGACTCTCTCAGGGCGCACTTTAAAAAACTTGTTGATAGAATACAAAATATCAATGGTGAGTTTGCAAAGATTGCTGTTGAGAATATCGGCCAAACTCGTGACACTTGGAAAGGACTTATTACGCAAGGAAAAAAGGAAAGACTAATAAGACAACAAGAGAGTGACAAAGACTTTCAAGCAGCTTCCAAAGCAGTTAAAGACCAGCAAAAAAATCAAGCAATTTTAGAAACTAAAAAGATTAATCAAGAACAAAAACATATACAAGAAAGAAAAGATGTAATAGATAACGACAAGTATCTAAATCAGTTTGTACTCACTAGGAAAGCAAAACTTGAAAAAGAATATCTGACTTCTAATAAAAGTCAGAGAGAAGATATTAATAAAGAACTCGGTGATCTGGCATCAACAATTTCTGAAAGGGAAACTTTTTTAGTAAAATCAATAGATACTAAAAACGATCAAGTTATGAGTAGTATCGATACACGTATAAAACAGGAACGTGATGGAGTAAAAGACCAACAGATATATCTTGATGAAACAAATGATGCGTTAAAAGAACAACTAGAGAAAGCAGGCAAAACAGAGAATTATGATAAATTCACCAGTTCTGTAAAAACTCTTTCGGGTGGCCTGATTAATATTAGTGGAGTTCTAGACCCAATTGCCAACACTATTGGAGCATTAAAGGATTTAGGTGATGTTGCTTCTGCTGGGTGGAATGCGATCACTTCACCCATGAAAAAATTTAGTGGATTTCTAACAGATTCAAGAGAGGAGCAATTAGATCAAAGTGAAGAAATTGCTGATAAAACTGGAGCTCTCGCTGGCACAATCGTAAAACAAGAAAAGAAAACTAAAAAAGGTTTCATGAGTTTTATTAAAAATCTAGGTGTCACTGGAATAATAATGATGGTTCTTGCAGCTGCAGTTTTATACGTTCTTTCAAAACTTGGTGACCTTGGTGATTTCATCAACACACTCACAGGCAACAAAACCCCGATGGTCATGGATGAAGCAACTGATCTCACCTCTGCTTTCAACTCAGCATTTGCTGCTGAGAAAGACCCAGCCAAACAGTCCGCTTTGGTTGATGAATATAACAAAAAAATGGAACCACTTTTAGAAAAAGCACAAAACCGTGTCAGTGAGGAAAACTTTGACGACACGTTAGGAGGCACAGCTGTGGGGACAGCTGTCACAACAGGTACACAGGCCGGGCGATTAACAGGAGATAAAGCGAAGAATATTGTTGATGCAGTTAGGGAGGTATCGACTAGTAACTCTAAAGGCTTTGTACCACAAGCTCGAGACGCTGTTACTGGCCAGTTTATAAAAACACCAAAACCTATTCCATCAGTTCTTGCTCGAACTGGTGCTGCGCTGGAGGGTGTACTGAAACCTGCCAACATAGGTAAAGTTAATGTATTAACAAGTGTTTTATCAGCTGGACTGACAGCCCAACAAGTAATGTCAAATCTATCAGATACAGCAACTGCCAGTGAGAAAGTAGACGCACTTCTAGCGAATGATCTAATAACTCAGGAGGAGTGGGATGCAGCTCAGTTGATGATTGCAGATAAACAGAAACAGGATACGGTGCAACCTACCACTATGGCCCTCGTTGGAGCAGGCGCATCGATGGTAATTGGTACAGCATTAGCATTCACAGGTATTGGTACTGCTCCAGGCATAGCATTGGCTGCAGGGGGTGGAATGGTATTTGGTTTGGGTTCAGGTGTTGTTGTCGATGTGGCATACACAGGTGATGACGAGTTATATGCTTTTCTAGAATCTAAGGGTGTAAATATAGACCCTAGGGAAGCTGAAAATTATAAGGATATCATGCAAGAGAAGGTCGATGGTATAAATTCGACCAATCAGAAAATTAAGAACGCAAGGGATGGTGCAACTTTTGATGATATCCCAGGCGCTACATTTAACAGCTCCCAAATACAATTAGATCAATCCAGTGATACCCAAAACAACATCATACAGGGTTTGCCAACAACACGTGATAGTGGTGCAACTGTAGGTCTGTTAAACCCTGTGCTTAATTAACAGTCGGTATGTCGTAAGACATCTAACTTAGTAACTGTCTTTCTATCGTATTTGGTTTTGTCCGAATGGACTTGTGATTTAGAATGAGGTGGAGTCACCTTTCTACTTTTAACTTCAATCTTTTTGCCATAGATCGTCTCCCAGTTATCTGTATAACTAGTTCCCGATTCGGGTCTTCTCTTTGACCCCTTTCCACCATGTGTTGAACTCATGATTATCTGACACCTCTTCTCCGTACTGGTTGCAATCTTTTCTTTGCTTCCAATTTCTTTGTTCTTTTTAACTGTTGATTCTTTTGATTCTTCACAGAATTAGGTTTTTCAAAAAACTGTCGTTCCCTAACCTCTTGAACAATACCTGCGTTGTCACACTCCTTCTTGAACCTACGCAGGAGTTGATCAAAACCCTCTGTGTTCTTGTTCTTCGGATGTGTTTTTGGTGTTACATTTGGCATATTATTGTTCTTGTTAAATTCTTAAATAGGTGAAAAGTCGCCCCACGCCTTACAGCATACCCGCTCTCTTCCGACCAATCCGCTAGTTTGCTATTGGCCTTTCCCTTACTGAGTACCCCCTTTTTATCCACGGTCTCAGTGAATGTCTCAACTATATCAATCTTATTCATAATGTATATTGAGACATCCCAAACAGAACCTAGTTCTAACTTTCGTTAGCTAGGTTCTTAAAGTAATCCATTGCGTCATCTTCTTCCACTTGGGGAGTAGATTCTGCAGCTTGCATTACTGGTTCACTTGCAACAGTTTCAGTTACAACATTAGCCCAAGGAACTTCTTCCAAGTCTTCTGCTACACTTTCTGCTGTTGAAGTCGATGTACCACCTATAACTCTTTCGAATTTCTCTTTGAGTTCCTCGTAAGTTTTAAACTCACTAGGGGCAATAACACTCGACAACGAATGCACTTGACTAAACGTACTGTTTAGTTTTGATTCGTCAGCAAACAATGGTGCTGGTTTTTCGAACTCTGATTTATCATAGTTCCAATATCCGTCAACTTTACGAATTTTAATCTTAAAGTTTGCACCTTCTCCTCTTAGATCAAAAGGGTTGATTGCAGTCTCATCTTCAAATGCTGGTGAGATTGCTTCCTTAAGAGCTTCAAAGATTTTTTTACCAAAACGGTATTTGAATACCTTCCCTTCGTTATCGGGATTCTTAGGGTCTGATATAACATAGACATTAGACACATAATGTAAACGTCTTTTCTGTTTACGTGCTATCTCTTTGTTAGCTTCAATCCCAGTATTCCACAACGTAGAGTTGTACTCAGAGACAGGGTCTTGTTTATTAAGAGTCGTTAAAGACTTCTCAATATACCATCCACCTGGCCCTTGAAAACCGTGGTCGAAGTATGATACCCATGGCATCTCTTCACCCTCGGGGGTTGGTAAGAAACGAACCACTGCATAACCATTACCAGTTTTATCTAGTTCGGGTTTCCACATTGTGTCGTCATTAAAGGATTTTTTTTCACCACCTGTTGGTGAAGCAGTTTCCATTGCTGCTCTTAGTTTATCTAAACTACTACTCATTGTATTCTCCTATTGTATAAACAATTTTATTAACAATTTTATTAAAGACTGTTCCTTAAAACAATCCGTCTTTATCTCCCAGCCAGTCTTGACCGAGAATCCATTCCTTACTACTTTCATAGTAAGGTAGTTCATTATACTTGATTTCGTCTCTTTCGTCAAGAGGGTTTTTCCAGTATACTGAACCTTTACCATAGTACCATTCTAACAGTGCTATGAACTGACTCCGTTGTGCATTAAGCACTCTAGAGTCTGCATTGTATTTATGCATATAGTTTACACTACCTTCATAAATATTTTCAGATGAGTCACCTTCCAGTGCATCAAATCCAATTAAATTGATCTTCTCATATCCCTGCATCATTGCATAACCCAATGCAGACATTCCTGTAAACAGGTTCTTTAATTCAGGGTAGTTATATGTTACTATAAGTTCGGGTCGTGTTAGTCCTAGAAATTGTGTTGCCCCTGAGTCACCTTGAATGATGAAGTGTGTGTCAGTGTCCTTTCTCGACACAGTAGGATTAGGCAACGTAGGAATAAACATATCCCAAAGTTCTATCGGTAGGGGGTCGATGTCTGCAAATGCTACAAGGTTTCCCAAGTAGTAACCCGACTCTACGATCTCTTGTTGCATGGGCATATCAACTGCAAACAAAATATCACAACACTTAGTGTCACGATAGACTGCATTACAACCCCACACTTCATGGCCAATCGCAGAGAGATCAATATCTTTTCGTGATGGCCCGTTACCTACTATTGTTACTTCGAGCATATTTCCACAAGTTTTGTTTTGAATTTTAGGTGGTCATAAGATATAAAAGATTTGTACTTGTTTATCTTAATGTGTGCTTCGGGGTACACTACCTGTTCTTGTATACGTCCCTTCCAGTCTTTGGTGAACCCAATGATCTCATCCATGATACAGATCGTCTCTATAGACACACTCTTTGCAAGATACGCCTTAAGTAGGATAGGGTGTTGACCACCTTTAACCTCTAAGACTTTGTTGATATCTTTCTTCATGAGTAGGTCTGACACTTCTGTTTCAAACATATACGTTAGTTTCTGATTCCGTTTCTTCCACTCTTTGTATACTTTCACACATTCATCATCCAACAAATCTCCTGCCCAACTATCTTTCTGAGATAGGTTAGCAATGTAAAAATCTTGAAGTTCTTGTTTGTGAATTTTGAACAACTTACCGAAATGGTATTTGTCCTTTCGTTTGAGAAAAGAGTTGATGTCTGATTTAACCTTACCGTTGTACTTTACGAAATCGTAATCCTTGGAATAGAAGTGTAACTTAATTCCTAGATACAACGTGTAAGCATCATAACCCTCTCTACTGGTCATCCGTTTCCTTGACGAATACTCCGTCAATCATTGTGCCCTTACGGTCTTTGATGTCATGGTATGCAACGTCTAAACAGTGTTCCATACTCAATCCATTACGAACTGCAATGTTAATTAACACTACCATGATGTCTCCGATATCATCAGCAATGTCTTTCCCCTTACAAATGTTATCTGACAACTCACCACATTCCTGTATGAGTTTTAAGAATTGGTCTTTGTCTGTTGAACCCTCAATGAGGTTTCTAGCATGATGCCAGTCTTCAATCCATTCTATCGTTTGTCTCATGACCCAATCCTTAAATAATAATTTTCTTTTCAGGTGGGGTTGCGATTACTGGAGCTCCATTAACTGCTTGGTTATGTGCTTCTGCAACCTGTTCATTTGTTGGAATAACAAATACATAAGATGCAAATGTTACTTCTGTTGGATTGAGATCACCTGTTACGGCAATGCCTCGTGCAAATCCCATCCCACCTTCGGGAGTACTCACAATCATTTTTGGATTGGTAAGTGTAATGGATGTACCTTTATGAGAATCATATTCCCCAACGTACTCTCCACTTGTTGCTACTACTGATACTATATCACCTTTTTTCATAATTTTTTCCTGTTATTCAAAGAACCGTGTAATGGTTCCTTTAGTTGTTTTACCTCTATTGACCATGTTGAGACTTTGTGCCTCAGCTTCCAATTTGTCTTTAAGGGGTTGAGATATCAACCTCTTTGCTGATTCGGGTTCGAGTTTATTGTCCTCACATATCTTTACGATTGCACCCATTACATCGGTGCCTCCTCGTATCAATAGTTTCTCAACTTGTTCTGTAAATTCTTTTTTACTTATCATACCCATTTAAACTCCGTGTAAACTTCCATAACGTTGTCGTAAAGCATATAACTTATCGACATACTCTCTAGGGTCTGCTTCAAATACTTGACATCCCCCACCATCAACAGCCACTACTGCAACTATACTATCAACAACTTCACCAGTAAGTTCCTCTACCATGATTGCATAAGCAGTCATTTGGTGGAACCATGGGTCTGCCATGTATTCTTCTTTGTACTTACTACTTGTCTTGAAGTCAATAATACAAAGTTCATTTTCCCAAACACCAACACAATCTACTTGTCCTGCCATCTGTAATGAGTCTGAATACATACCTGCTTCTAAAGCAATCGGTATGATATCATCTAAAACTGGTTGTACTGCTTTGAACATAGACTCGTCTAAGATATTCTCAAAAACCATGTCCTCTTCTGCACGAAGATATTGTTCAAATAACGAATGCATTTTAGTACCACGTTTGGCTGCAGTCGTTGAAATTCTATTTGCTTCTTCAGCACCTACTCGTTCTCTCCACAACTTAATGTGGTCTCGATTAAGCAACCCAGTCACAGTCGTGACACTTGGGTATTTTTGACCTGTTGGTGTTTGGTAGAACCTCTTACCGTTCTCCTGCACACGAGTCATACTATCTTGTAGTGATTCTAAATCACCTAATGATATAAAGTTTTTGTTTTCGTTTAAGTTTTCCATACTGTATTATACTCTTATTTACCCTGTAAGTCAAGATGTTTTTTGACCACTGCTCTAGTCTTCACTTCTTTAGTGGTCTTACGGTGGTATCGTTCACCCATAGGTGAATCGGGATTGGCTGCACCGATACGACTGAACACTTCGTTCATTCCACTATCGGGTTTTACACGATCACCCACTCCACCGACATCAGCAGGGGCAGTGAATATTCGTTGTTCAATATGGGGGTTCTCTTTTAAGAAGTCGTCTTTACCACTAAAGGAAAGAAATTTCTCTAGACGTTCACCAGTGTTGGTGTCTTCAAATTCGTAAATTGGCATTATGCAACTTCCATAAAATAGGGGATGGGTCTTACCGTCCATTTGGCAATATCTTTCTTATACTTAGCATAGTATTTATGGTATGCATCAACAGCTGAATTTGACTTGACATCATCTGGCATTGCCTGTGGTGGATATCTCCATGCACATAAATCTATATTGTTTGGTAGGATGTTCAGACAGTCCCTTAGTTTTGAATCAGTAAGGTGTACCTTCCCATACCTTAGTGTGTACTCGTCACATAACGATGCAAACAAGTCATAAGTGTATTGGTAGTGTACTGCATTTTCTCGTACCCAAATTGCACTGGGGTGATTGACATGTCCTGCTTTGTAAACCACACTCTCCATCTCTGTAGTGGGGAGTCTCCATCGTTGAATCCTACGACCACTTGAGTCGTCAATGTAATGTTTACCATCTAACATTCTGTGTGCTGTGGACATGAGTTGTGCATACTCTATAATCATCTTGACCACATGTTTGTCACAATGCATTTCTGCACATTTGACTGGGTCGTTATCTA